TCAAACTATTTTTCATCACAACATAAAACAGTTGAGTTGTAGAGAGATTTATGATTTAAGATATATACAAGCCACAAAAAAAGTTTTTAGATATGCAGCTTAGAAAACTAAAAGTTTATGGGAGGCTTAGACAATTTTTAGGTCAATCACATTTTGATGTTGCTGTAAATAATCCTAGACAGGCTTTTGCTTTTTTAATTGCAAACTTTCCAGAAGTAGAAAACCATATGATGAATCAATTATATAAGGTGAAAATGGGTGATTTAGAGATAACAGAAGATTTACTAGAATTAAAAGGTAATGGAGATATAAAAATCATTCCTATTGCTGTGGGTGCAAAAGGTATTGTTGTCGGTGGTTTGTTGGCTGGTGTGGGTTCTGGTGCTGTTTTAGGGGGTGTCACTGCTGGATTTTTCTCAACTGCTATAGGTGGAATTGTTGCTAGTGGATTAACTGCTGTTGGTACTTCAATGCTTATTGATGGAGTTACAAGTATTATTGCACCAACTCCAAAAATTCCTAATTTTAATGCCTCTGACTCTTTATCTGATAACGATCCAAACGTACAAGCTAACTTTGGTTTTAATTCAATCACTAATACCACGAGGTCTGGTGTTCCAGTTCCCATAATTTATGGGGAAGTGTTTACTGGATCTATTGTAATCAGTTCTGGTATTGATACAGTTCAGGTGGAGGGTACGGCATAAAAATGGGTTCAGCAACAGGAAGTGGCACATCAGATGCTTTTGCAGAAATTCTAGGGCTTACAAACCCAAATTTGCCAGCAGACTCACTGGCATCAAAGCAGTTTCAAACGCTGATAGATCTAATTTCTGAGGGGGTTATATCAGGATTCCCCTCTGCTACTGGTTCACAAGGAACAGATCAATATAATAGAACCGCTTTGCGTGATGTATTTTTAAACAATACACAGGTTTTACAGCAAAACAAAAGTGGCAATGATACTGCGCATTTTAACTTTCAAAATATTACTTTTGAACCTAGATTTGGCACATCAAATCAGACCGCGATTGGTGGCATTACTGCCAGTGAATCAGAGACTGCTGTTGGTGTAACAGTAACAAAAGACGCTCCTGTTTCAAGAGCAATTTCAGATTCAAATGTTGATGCTGTAAGGGTTACGATTGCTTTTCCTCAATTACAAAAATTTGAAGATGATGGAGATATAAATGGTGCAGAGGTCTCTCTAAATATTCAAATAATACAAAATGATGGCACAACAACAACACCTATTGAAGATACTGTAAATGGTAGGGCAGCAAGCACATATTTTAGAGATTATAAAATCAACTTTTCCTCTGGCACTAGCTTTCCAGTAACTATCAGGGTTAACAGAGTTACTGATGATAGCACCGATTCATTTTTAGTTAATAGTTTTCAATGGTCATCTTTTACATCAATTATTAATGAGACTAACACTTATGCAAATTCTGCTCATGTAGCACTTCGCTTTGATGCTGAATCTTTCCCATCTGTTCCTTCCCGTATGTATAGGGTGCGGGGAACTCTTATTAAAATCCCGCATAATGGCACTGTGAGGGCTGATGGTTCCATTGAATACTCTGGCACTTTCAATGGAACATTTAAGACTGAAAAAGAATATTCAAATGATCCAGCATGGGTACTCTATGATTTATTAACTACATCAAAAGGTTTTGGAGATCACATAGACTCAACACAATTAGATGTTTTTAGTTTTTATTCAGCTTCTGTTTACTGTTCAGAACAAGTCGATGATATGACAGGAAATAATACTACGGAGGCGAGGTTTTCAACAAATGTGGTTTTGAATACCCAGCGTGACGCATATTCGTTGATAAATGATCTTTGCTCTGTAATGCGAGTAATGCCATTTTATAGTGCTGGTGTGATAAATATTACACAAGATAGAGAAGGTGTTGATCCAAGTTATATTTACAATCTCAGCAACGTTACAGAAGAGGGGTTTTCATATTCAAACGCCAGTAAATCAACTAAGGCAACTGTTGTTAATGTTGGATACTTTGATAATGAAACTCAATCCATTGATTATGAAACTGTAGAAGATACAGCATTACAGGCTAAGTATGGCGTGGTTGTTCGTAACTTAAAAGGATTTGCTACAACTTCTAGAGGTCAAGCTGCGAGACTCGGAAAGTGGTTTCTTTACACACAATCTAATGAAGCTGAAATTTGTTCATTTAAAACATCTATAGAATCAGGAACAATAGTAAGAGTTGGAACAATAATATCTGTTCAAGATCCAATGAGGGCGGGAGTCAGAAGGGGTGGAAGAATAAAAACAGGAGTATCAACAACACAAATAGTGGTGGATGATTCTAATAATACTGATTTAGTTAGTTCTGATTCAGCAACACTATCTGTCATATTGTCTGACGGCAGTCTTGAAACAAAATCAATTTCTAGTATTTCTGGAACTACTATTACTGTATCAACTGCCTTTAGTTCTGTTCCCCAAGCAAACTCTGTATGGGTTATAGAAAATACATCTTTATCACTTCAAACTTTTAGAGTTTTTTCAGTAAAAGAAGTAAATCAACTTGAATATGAAATACAAGCTGTCGCTCATAATCCATCCAAATATGCAAGCGTTGAAGATGGATCTACATTGCAAACGAAAACTATTACAACTTTAACTGCACTGAAACCTGCGCCAAGTAACTTGTCAGGATCAGAGCAAATCGTTGTTTTAAATAATCGTGCTGTTTCAAAATTATTTATTCAATGGCAGCCTATTTCTGGTGTTACAGAATATATGGTTCAATATAGATTTAAAAATGAAAACTTTATTTCACAAAAAGTACAAAGGCCAGATTTTACAATATTTGAAACACAACTTGGAACTTATGAAATAAGAGTTTTTAGTTATAACGCACTGGGAAAACCAAGCATAGAACCAGCACAAACAACATTTACAACTGTTGGAAAAACAGCTTTACCAGAAGATCCTAGTGGTTTGACTTTAGAACCTGTGTCAGATCAGTTTGTGCGACTAAGATTTAACCCAGCAACAGCTGTTGACGTTTTGCATGGTGGCACAGTGTCCGTCAGGCATACTCCAAGCGTTGACCCAGCAATTGCAACTTTTCAAAACTCTACAGAAATAATTCCTAAACTTGCTGGAAATATCACAGAAACACTTGTTCCAGCTTTAACTGGCACATATTCAATTAAATTCATTGATGACACTGGAAACAGGTCATTAAATGCAGCAAAAATAATAGCTACACAGCCTGATCCACAACCACATCAAATAATACTAACTGAGAGAGAAGATACTGATTCGCCACCTTTTCAAGGAGAAAAAGTAGGAACTTTTTATGATGCAACATTTGATGGTTTGTTACTTGATATAACTTTGTTATGGGATCAAATTACGCAAAATATTGATGATTTATCTAGTATTGATTTTGCTGGGCCAATAAGATCAAGCGGTACTTATGAGTTTCAAAATAAAGTTGATTTAGGTGCAATATTTAATCTTACATTAAAAAGAAGATTTGTAACATCTGGACTTTTAGTCAATGATTTGATTGATTCAAGAACTGCAAATATTGATACATGGACTGAATTTGACGGTACTCAGGCTGATGATGTTAACGCAAAACTTTTAGTTGCAACAACAGATATAGACCCAGCAACTTCAGTAAATGCTCAATATGAACAAAGTGGAACAACAATTACTGTTACAAAAACTTCGCATGGATATTCTGTAGGAGATTTTGTTGTTATAGACTTTACTGCTGGATCAGCAACAGATGGTAATTATGAAATTCAAACAGTACCAAATGCAAACACATTTACAGTGACAGCAAGTGCTAGTGCAACAATATCAAGTGGAACTTCGTGTACCTATGGGGCAAACTTTACTCAATTCAATACTTTTGCAAATGGAGAATATATTGCAAGAGGTTTTAAATTTAAATGTGAATTACAGTCAAATGACCCAGCACAAAATATAAATGTTACAGAACTTGGTTTTGAAGCAAGTGTTAAACGTAGAACAGAAACAAGTATCGGTAATGCTGATGCTACCAATGGCCTTATTGCTTCAGGTACATCAAGTTCTGGTAAGACTGTCACATTCACAAATCCATTTTTTTCAGGTACTGGATCTCTTGGAGGGTCAAGCAATGCTTTTGTTCCAACAGTTGGAATTATATTAGAGGGTGCTGTATCGGGTGATTATTTTAAAATCACATCTATAACAGGAACCCAATTTGTTATTGAGGTCAGAGATTCAAGTAATAATCCTAAAAATCTTAATTTTAGATATTCAGCGATTGGGTTTGGTAAAGGTACATAAATTTGTTTATATTTTATTTATTAACTATCATATACTTATATTAAAAGGACTAAGTAATGCCCACACATGATTACGATATTGCCAACCAATCTGGTGCGGCATTTAGAACAGACTTGAATAATGCCTTAGATGCAATACAAAGTAACAACTCTAACTCTTCTAGTCCAGCAACGACAGCAGCTTATCAATGGTGGGCAGATACTAATGAAGCAATATTAAAAATAAGAAATTCGGGTAATAACGGATGGATTAATTTATTTACTTTAGCTGGTGGAGTTGATGTAGATGCTGCAAGTAATTTTAATGAAGATGTAACATTTATAGGAGGAACTTCTGGTTACAACGCAGTATGGGATAAATCGGATAATGCTCTTGAGTTTGCTGATAATGCTAAAGCTACTTTTGGAGCAGATGCGGATTTGCAAATCTATCACACGGGATCGGACTCTTTCATTGATGATAATGGTGGTGGCGATTTAAAAATAAGAACAGTAAATGGCGGTGGTATTCAATTAATTTCTGGTTCTAGCGAGGAAATGATTACTTGTGCATCAAATGGGGCGGTAAAACTCTTTCATGATAATTCTCCTGTTGTTCAAACTATTTCTAATGGACTAAATTGGCAAGACAATAAAAATGCTGAATTTGGAAATTCTGGCGATTTAAAAATTTACCACTCTGGATCTACGAGTTATATAAAAGATACTGGTACTGGTAATTTAAGACTTGCAACTGATGTCGGAGAATTTAGAAACGCTGCTGATACTGAAAATTTAGCAAGATTTCTTGAAGACGGGCAGGTGGAATTATATTTCGACAACAGTAACAAGCTTCAGACAAATACAAGAGGTGTTGCAGTTGGTGATTCCGCACATTTTGACGAGGCTTATATGACTTCTCGCTTTGATGTTTCTAGTAGTAATTCAAGACTTGTACAGTTTAGGGCTGGTGATGAAGCCGCATCGCAATCAGGCTCGATTTATAGATTTGGCTTTTCTTTTGTTAGGGGAACAAGTGAAATGACACAAACTTTATTAACAGCAAATAGTCCAAGTGGAAACTCTAATGTTGCCTTTTTTATAACCATGTATGTTTGTTCGGCAACTACAAATCAGGTGGCACAAATTGAGCTTTTTGCCTCTGCACAAGGAACTCACAGTTATAGTAATTTTAATGCATCTACCCCAACATTAACCTCTAAAGTAGGTAGCAGTATAGCTGCTGGAAGCCTTGCATGGAGTGGAAGTGATCTTCAATACACTACAGACTCTAATGAAAACTACACGAAATATTTGACAGAAATACGCATGGTTGCACATGATAGGGCAAACATAGATTTTGCATAGTTGCTTATCATAAATTTTTTATTTATATTGAACTAACAAATAAAAAAATTATTATGACCTTAGAAAAAAAATTAACAGAAAAAGTTTTAGGTTTAAAAGAAAATCTAAAGGTGCATGAAAAAAAAATTGACCTAATTGATAAAGAAATAAAAGATATAAAAGATGAAGGCACCAAAAAAATTTCAGAACTTCAACAAGAAAGAACAATGATTGTTACACAAGTTCTAAAAGACAAAGGAGCAATTGAAAAAATTGAAGAAGTGTTTAATGTACAAAATCAAGTAGAATCTAATTAAATACTAGTTAATTATGGCTACTACAATTTCTTGGAAAATAAATAAATTACAAAGTGATAATTCAGATGGTTTTGTATTTAAAGTTTTATATTCAATAATTGGTTATTCTGATGGCGAAGAAGTTACTAAGCAACAAGATTCAATAACTTTTTCAAAACCTGATTCTTTGCCTAGTGATTTTAAAAACTATGACGATTTAGATGAAGCAACTGTTCTTGCATGGGTTAAAGCGTCTTTAAATGTTCCGTGGTCAAGTGATGGCAAAACATTAGCGGAATATTATGAACAATGTGTAACAAACGCTGTCAATAAAAAATTATCGCCAACTACAACTACTGGTGTACCGTGGTAATTTTAAAATTTTACTTTTTCGTGCATCTGTTTAGTCATCATTCCACCAATTAGATATAATGGGGCAAGTCCTACCAGCAAAAACAGGCACATCAAAGTAATGGGTGCTAGGGCTTTAATAAACGCTTCTTTCCACATATGTTTCAAAAAATTTGTCAGATAGCCTCATTGTTGTCGCTTTTTCTAACCTTGTCAATGCTGGGCGGTTCGTACTACGCTTACAGATTTGTAACCTCTGAACAGTTTAAGGCAAGAGTAATGAATGAGGTACTTGATAACGTACAAGGGATGATGCCTAAAGTTTTAGATAACGCAATGCCAGATATGACAGGCGGTACAATTCCAGAGTTTATCCAGCCTAAAAAATAGTGGAGATACCAGAAATAGGTATCAAACAAATTAATATTCCAGAGGTTTATATTCCTGAGATATATAAGCCCGATCCTGTATTGCCTGTAATAACAAATTTAGAAATAGATGTTGTAGGTTGTACTTATCAGCATAGAGATATAAAAAATACTGGCAATACACAGCTTTT